CCCAACACGCCGGCCATCCTCATCTGTGACCACCGCCGAGAAGTAGAGGCTGCCCTCATCCACGATATCCTCAAGTGTCAGGAACATACCGTTGATCAGCCCTAGGTCATTCTGGTTCTTCAGACAGATGATTTTTTCAGCAGCACCTGACGGCAGGATGCCTCCCGCCAAGCCCGCAGCCGCGCGCATCGCGTTGTTCAACTGCAGCCGCGTCGCGTTCATCCCGCAGATCAGCTGCCCACCCCGCAGCGCCTGATCCGGCGTGATGTCACCCTTGGGCATCTTCGCAACGTGGTCATCATAGCTGCCAAAGCCGATCGGCTGGCCCTCGCGTGCCATTGTGGCCAGGCGAATGATCGCGCTCTCGGCTGCCTGTCGATGGATCTCGGTCAGCATGATGTCCGGGACGACATTGGTGAAGGCCCCTTCGCCCTTAATCGGCGGCAGCTGGCCCGGATCGCCCAGTACAAGGATAGGCTTTTTGAAGCTTAACAAATCCCGCGCCATGTCCTCACCCACCATCGAGACCTCATCGAGCACGATCAGCTTCGCATCCGATGCATCGCTTTGCGGGTTCAGCGCAAAACGCGGTTTTTTCATCGCTGACAGCGCCTGGCGCATCGCTTCAATCCCGGCCTCAGCCGCAGTGCGATCAAACCCAGTTAGGGATCTGACGCTGATTTCCGCCTCGCGTACTTTTTTGGCGGCGGCCTCGACTTCTTCCTCTGTGGCCTCGGTTACCGAATAGATCAGGCTGTGGATGGTGCGCGCAGGCGTGCCCTTGCGACTCAAAACCAGCGCCGCCTTGCCCGTGAATGTTGCGGTGACAACGCCCGGCACACAGGACCCCTCTCGCGCGCTGCGATGTGGGGACAAGCCCAGTTCATCGAGTGCAAACTTAAGCACCGTGGATTTTCCTGACCCGGCATAGCCGAACAGGCGGAATACCTGTTGCTCTGCCGTGCGGGTTTCAAACCAGGTCTTGATTGCGCGAATAGCTGCCGCCTGGCTGTTGGAGGGTGTGATGCTGGTCATGCGGCGCGTCCTTTGACAATGTAATCCTTGACCACCCCACCGTGCGCGGGATCGCCGACCTGGCATTGGCGCACAAAGACACGGCGGCCGTCTGCGAGCTGACGCCAGTGACCGCGGCGGATATGCCACCGCGGGCTGGCATGGGTGCCGCCGAGTTCCAAACTTTTCGCTCGGGCGCGCTCTACATCAATGGTGATTTGGTGCCACGTCCAACCGCGCACGCCGGCCTTGGCATATTTGCGGCGCAGGCCTTGCATCACCTTGCGTGGCTTGTCGTCGCCCGCGAAGGCCAAGATGCTGAGCGCACGCCAGACCATACCCGAGACGGCGTCATGGTACATCTGCGCCTGATCTTGCGAGATTTTAGGATGAGCAGTGACCTCGGCCCAACCGGGCTGGGCAAACACAGCATGGGCCAGACAATCCGTCCAGCGCAGACGTTTTCTGTCCCGCGAGAAGAGCGCGGCTTCAACCCGATCCTCAAACTGACGGGCATACACCAGCAAGGCTGCACGCTGCGGATCCCGGTCCCTCACCTCGAAGATGACCGCAGGGTGTGGCAGCTTTAGAGGCTCGGCCATTATCAGGCGGCTCAAAGCGTTGAGGTCGTCGCTATCGAACGCAGCCTGATCGGCAAAGTAATAGACCGGGGCGGCCTCTACACTCTCCAGAAAGAAGCCGTATGTGGACTTCATGCGTAATTGCGGCGCGAGCCTTTTGAATTCATAGGCGTACGGGATCATGATTTTGCCCTCCAGCAGCGCTGCGCCCAAGCACAAGGTGGATGCCAATGACCCGCGGCCATTCCGCCCTTGCAAACCACGGACGTGGGCGCGGCCGCCTCTCGGGGGAGCAATTCCTGAGCATCGGACGCCTGCACCACCGCAACAGCGCGATCACTCATCTGCTGCGCGAGGGCCGCATCGAACGGCATCAGTTCCGCGTAGATTTCCATCGTGTCACGATTGATCGCGGTAAAGAGCGCAGGATTGGGCAGGTCCAGATAGGCCTGATAGAGCGCGATCTGCGCAGCATAGACGGGTTTTGAGACAGCCACACCGCGCTTCACCGTGTCCCTCCAGCTCGAGACCCCAAGGGCTTTTGTTTCCCAGAGCGCGGGATAAGCCATCTCGACCGGCCCGCCGACGAGGCAGCCATCGATGTGTCCCTTGAACCGACCTCCCAGAGCGGTAAAGCCAAACTGGCGCCCATCGTCGCGCTCCGTGCGCAAATCGAACCCTGCAAGCCGCAGCCAGCTGGCCACCAGATCCTCGCCGCGGTGGCCAGCCTCAAAAATGCGGAGCGTTTTCGGAGCGAAGTCCTGGCCATCGTCCTTGGGCACGGCCAGATAATCATACTGGATCTGGCGCAGACAGGCGCGGCCCAACCCGGACGAGCTGACATAGCTGCGCGGACGCTCAGTCTGCTGCCGGGCGCTAAGACCAATGTCGATCGCGGCGCTCAGGGCCGCAGTGATGTCGGGCGTGGGTCGTGATGGCGCATATTGCGCGCCAGACCCATGGTTCAGGTCAATCATGATGCACCTCTAAAAAGGAATGGGGTCTTCAGGCAGGCAGCCATCACGTTCAGGCTGGGCACCTTGGGTTTGCATGCTGTCGATGTAGCCGGTGACCGCCGCCTCGATGAGCTGGTCGATCTCAGCTGCCGTGCGGTCGAAAAACGGAGCCATCAGGCCAAGTGCTGTCAGTGCTTCTGCGAAATCCCTGCGTGCGTCGCGGATGGCCTGTGCCTCGCGTGCGGTTTTATCAATCATTCCGTGGCTCCTCTGGGCGAGGTCCGCGCCGATGTCCTGGCACCGGCGCGAACAGAATTGGTAGAATGGAAACTGCGACGACAGGAGGCGCAGGCAGAAGCCGAAGCCTCGGGCTTCCCGGCCGCAAATCGCGCAGACGCGGCTCACCCCATCAGCAGGTTTTCGAGTTCCGGATGCGCCCCCGGGTCTTCCCGGATCTTGTGCGACGCCAGAACGACGAAGCGGCTGATGGCCACCGAGGCCATGGCGTCGAGGTCCGTGAGTTGGAGGCTTGCGATAGGCCGATCCAGTCTTCCGCAGGCCTCGAGCCATTTGCCGATCTCCTTTGCCGCTTCGCGCGTGACATGCGCCTGCCATTCATCCGAGGTCATGGGCTCAGCTGTTCAACCAGGCCGGAGCGCCGCCGGGTGTTACCGCGGTTGCGGGCGAGCCGGGCTGCGCTTGCGTGGCCGGAGCTTGCGGCGCGTTGGACCAGCCAGCCTGTGCCGGGGCCTGTGCATTCCATGCGGCAGGCACCGCTGCTGCCGATTTGCGCGGTGGTGCATTCACCGGCTCAGGCGCCACCGCCTCTCCGCGCATAGTTGCCGCATAGGCTGGCTCATTCGGCAGCACAACGTTCGCAATCTTGTTGCTGTCGCGGTAGTTCGGGTTGTCCGAGACATCGACCATAATCCGCGCCGCAAACGTGATGCCATCGAGCTGTTTCAACCCACCGATCACACGCTTGGCCCGCGCCGCCTCGCTCAGATCCTCAGGTTTTAGCCCAAGGGCGCTGTCGATCATTGCCCGGAAGACGCTTTTCGAGATGTTCCAGCCCTTCGACTGGCCCTTTTCGTCCAACTTTCCGCCCGCCACGGTGAAGTTTTGCCAGAACTTACGCCGAGCATAGGGCCCTTCGGTCACGGTGAATTCACAGTCGAGCATTTTCGCGTCGCTGTGCGGCGAGGCTTTCAACAGCCCCGCATCCATTTCACTGGCACCGTTGGCACCGCCGGGGCGAAGCTTCATCATCACCTTGGCAAAGGTGCCATCGGGGATCAGCTCACCCATCGGAGCCATTTGCGGACCAGCGTCGTTGAGATCAAAATTCATGGGACATGTCCTTTCCTGTTCAGACAGAGGTAGTGTTGGGGGTGATTGGGAGGATCGGTGCAGAACGACCGTCGATCTTGGCCAGCAGGGCTGCGAGGTCTGGCGGTTCGGTCATATCGAGACGGCCGGAGCGATCTTTCGCGGGCAGTCCCCAAGGGTTGCCGGATTGGCAGACAAGGCGGCGGTTGGTAGATTTCTCGTCCAGCGTCCAGGCCCCTTCGGCATCCTTGCTAAAAAGTTGCATGGAGAGAACTTGGTCGACAATGCCTGGCAGTTCGCGGCCCGCTTTGGTGCCCTCCATCTGCGGCACCCATGAAGACGTCCCAAATTCGTCGATGATTTTTTCCAGAACGCCCACGAAGATCACAGTTTTGCCGCGGGCATGCTGCAGATGCTTCAGCGCCTGAATGACCTCGCGGCCCAGAAGCCCGTAAGCACCGCGCACATCCGGTTTGCCAGTGCGATCCGAGAAGGCCTCAGGCTGCTGCTTGGCATAGGCCATGGCCTGTCGCGTCAGATCAGTGATGCTGTCCACGAAGATGATGGAACGGTCCTTCAGAAAGACTTCCAGCCCACTTTCGGCATATTCACGTTGCACATGGGCATGGTATTCGACCCCGTAATAGCTGCCCGGGTGTTGTGCCGGGTCCGGGCCACCGATCAGGATCACGAGATCCCGAAAATCGGGAAAGCTGCGGATCGGGATGCTTGGCCCGTGCCAGTCCTGCACGGATTTCATGCCAGCCTCGAGATCGAAGCACACCGCCTTGTCCGCGGGCAGCGTCTTGATCAGCGTGGTCTTGCCGACGCCGGGGGGGCCGAACACCGCCAGCGAGGTCTTGTTTTCTGAAGCGGACAATCGTTCGTCCGCAGTGATAATGCGCAATGACATGGCACTCTCCTTGTTATGGTTCAGGGATCAACAGCGGCGGGGGGTGACCGGGCGCCGAAG